CCTGACAAATCTCGCGCATGGAAACCCTTGCTAAGCCACAATCGCCCCCGCCAGCGCCACCAGCCGCCGCGACCAGCCCAGCCCGAAATTCGCCCAGCTCGGCAGCCGCGCATAATAATCCAGCCGTCGCGCCAGCGCCTCGCGCGCCAGCGCCACCGCATCGCCGGCCAGCAGCGCCGCCAGGCTCTCCGCCCCCAACACGCCGTCCGCCGCCAGCCCCGCCGCCTGCTGCAGCCACATCACCGCGCGCCGGCGCCCGGCATTCACCGCCGCGTCGAACGCCACCATCGCCAGCGGCAACGGCAGCGCCTCGCCCTGCAGCGCCGCCCAGTAATCCCGGCGATACACCGCCTCGGCCTCCGCCGCGGTCAGCGCCGCGATATCGAGCGCCGGATAGGCGGCCGCGCTGATCCCATATTTCGTGCCGTGCAGTGCCCCGCGTCCCACCGCCCCGCCGGTCCAGTTGCCGGGGTCGGCCGCATCCGCCGTGTAGCCGCCCTCGGCATCGATGGTGAAGCCGAAGCAGCGCGCGAACTTATCCATGGAACAGCGTACCGGCGAGCCCGCCGCAGGCCGCCGACAACAGGCTCACCAGCGCCAGGCTGTTGCGTCGCTCGGCATCGCGCTCGCCGCGTATCCGCGCGAGATCGGCGCGCACATCGCTCAGCGCCGCCACCAGCTCATCGACCTTGGCGAATATCTTGTTGATGACCTGGTCCTCCTGCACGAGATAGCGCACCCGCCACGCCTCGATCGAATCCGCCTGGCTGCCGAGCGTGCCCAGCTCCTGGCGAATGCCGATCATATCCGCCCGCAGCGCCGCCATATCGGCGCGCAGCACCGCCACAGACTCACTCTCCATGCTGCCTCCTTCAGGACGGCGTATCGGCCAGCGTGATCGGATAGCTCGTCGCCTGCAGCGGCCAGTTCAGGCGCCAGGCGGCACCGAGATCGTTGCCGATATCCCAGTTCGCGGGGGCCGCCAGGCTCCCGGCATTGTCGGTCACCGCATCGCCGCGGCCGATCTGCGTACTGCCGTAGGGGTAGAAGAACAGCACCTCGGCCGAGGGGTTGGTGATCGCGGCGGCGAGCGTCACCGCCACATGCGTCGCATCGATCCGCGCCGCCGCCGTCGCCCTGATGATCACACCCGGCGCCGCGACCGATCCCCCATCCATCACCGCAAACCCCGCGCCATCGAGCGCCTGCAACGCGACGATGAGGTCGTTACCGGCATCGTGCAGGATCGTCAGCACGAGGCTGGTATCGGAGGCGCGATACACATGCGTGATGCGCGGCCCGCCCGCCACCGGCAATCCGCTCGCCGGCACCTGCGCCGCCGGCACCGTATCGGAAAGCCCCATGGCGATCGCCGCCCGCGCCGCCGCATGCGCGCCGATCCGCCCATAGCGCAGCAGATCCGGCTGGTCGCGATGCTCCGGATCGCCGCCGGACGAGAGCCCCGTGCTCGGATCGTAGGCCGCGTTCAGCGCGTTCGAATCCGCCGTCTGCGCCGCGAACACGACGATATTGTTGGCGGTCACGGCGGCGAGGTCGGCGATCGATTCCCTTACCATCTGCACGCCGTCATCGGTCTCGTACGGGATCGCATTCCAGGCCAGCAGCGGCAGCGTCGCCGCACTGCGGCCGAGCACGCCGCGCGTCTGCCCCAGCAGGTTCACCACCGTCGCCTCGTACAGCGCCTTGTTGGCGTAGGGCATCGTGCTGTCCTGCTCCGACCAGGGCCAGATCAGAAACGCGATATCCGCGGCATCTTCGGCCGAAACGAGCGCCGCGCTCCCCGCCACATAGGCCTGCACCGCCGCAAAATCCGGCCCGCCCGCCCAGCCGGACGGCGCCGATCCATCACCGGGGTTGGTCAAAAACGTCCCGTTCGCGGCGCCAGGCGGAAACAGCGGCGGCGAGGAGTTGGAAATCGGATGACCGGGAATGATCGAATAGCGGTTCGGCGACGCATAGGTCCCGGCCAGCACCGCCGAAATCGCATAGGACGCAGCCCCGAGATACCAGGCCACCCCCTGCGCCAGCGCCAACGCGCCGCCGGCCGTCACGAACCAGGCGGCGTTAGACTGGCCCATCACCAGCAGGTTCACGCCGCGCCGGGCACCCAGCACCCAGCGCTGCTGCGCCGCTATCAGCGTCGCCACCTCGCCCGCCCCGAGCGCCCGCTCCCAGGTCGCCGCCTCATGAAACCAGCACTGCGCCGAGCCCTGCAAACTGCCATCATGCAGCAGCAGCACCTGCGCATTCGCACTCGCCGGCAGCGGATTGGCGATCCCGCTCGCAACCTGCACGCCGTCGAGCCAGACATCGACGCCGACACCCGGCGTATGCCGCAGGATCACCGCATGGCTATGCCGCCGCGCCAGCGCGGCCGAGAGCACCGTCGGCTGCGCCGCCGCCGGAAACAAAGTCAGGTTCGCGCCTTCGCTGCTATCGGCCTGCAAAATCGTCACGCCGCCGGCGGCGGTCGTATGGATCAGCGGGATCGGCAGCGTATTCACACTATACGTGCCCTGCCGCCAGTTCGGCCGCGTCCACACGACATAGCGCGTCCAGGCCACGCCCGACCCGAACTCGAAGCCGGGATGCGACAGGCCCCAATCCGGGTCCAGCGTCGGCCCATAGGCCACTATCGTGCCATCCTGCGCGCCGACCGCGCCCAGATAGCCGTTCACCCGGGGCGTCGCGACGGTTGCCGCCGGCGCGGTATCATAGGCGACATGAAACGGCAGCAGTGCGTGCCCCTGACCGGACTTGTCGGTCAGCGCGCCGACCACCGCGTTGCTCGCGGCCAGGGGATTCCCATTGCTATCCGTCAACCCGCTCAGCAACCCGGCATCCCACCAGCCGGAGAGCCCGGCGATCGCCGACGGGTAAGGCCCGGCAAATACGCCGGCCGGCGCGGTACTGCCCGCCGGCAGCGGCGCCGCCAGCGCGCGCCTGCCCGCCGCCACGCCGAGCGGCGAGCCCGCCGCGTTGAACAGCAGCACCATCTCAGCTCACCGTAATGGTAAAGCCGCTCACCGCCGCCCCGGCGCCCGCCACCGTCTCGACCCACACATAATACGCCCCCGGCGTCGCCGGCGTCGGATAATAGACCGCCCACAGCCCATTGCCGTCGATCAGGCTCGCGGTCTGCCACCCGGAGGTCGGCACCACCGTGCCGGACGTCGACAGCGCGACCTGTGTGGCCACCGCCTGCGCCGGCGACACCGCGCCATTCAAGCCGATGGTACCCACCCCATGCACATAGGTGCCACCGGGATTATTGACCCCGTAGCTCACCGTCGCCGCCGCCGTCACGGCGATCGCGGCCGACACGCCGGCGAGCCCGCTCGCCGCATCCTGCGCCCAGGCATAATAAGTGCCGCCCTGCGCCGGCGTGAGGCTCGCCGTGAACGCGCCCGCCACATTGCTCGCCTGCACCCAGCCGCTCGTCGGCACCGTCAGGTTCTGCGTCGCCAACTGCACATTCACCGCATCCCCGGCCGGGCTCACAGTGCCGGTCACCGTCAGCGCTGTCCCGGCCGTGCCCGTCGCCGGCGCGCTTACCGCGATCGAGGCCGCGACCACGTCGACCGACCCCGAAACCGCCGCGACACCGGGGCTCGCCGTCTGCTCCGCCCACACATAATAGGTTCCCGCCGTCGCCGGCGTCAGCACCGCGGTCCAGGCGCCGTCGCTCACCACCGCATTCACCCAGCCGCCCGGCGCCACCGTCGCACTGGCCGAAAGCCCGACCTGCACCGCGGCACTGCCGGGGGCCACCGTCCCCGCCAGCGCCAGCCCGGCGCCGAGCGCAATCGTCGCCGGCAGCGCATTCATCGCGATCGTCGGCTGCGACACCGTGAACCCGTTCGAAACCCCGATCACCGCGACATTCGCGTGATCCCGCACCTTGATCGCATAGGTGCCCGGCGCCAGCCCGCTCACGGTGAAACTATACGCATTCGCCGTGATCACCGGGCTCGCCGCCGCCACCCAGCTCGTGCCGCCATCGGTCGAATAATCCAGCGCCGTCGGCGCATCGTTGAACACGCCGCCGACCACCGTGAAGGCGGTCTGCGGCGGCGGTGCCGCGATCGTACCGACGGTGAGCGTCGGCGTGTTCGGCACGATCCCGCTCCACCAGATCAGCGACCCGCCCGAATAGCTTACCCCGACCAGCGCGGTCGAGGCGCCGGGCGGCAGACTGGTGCCGCCCGAGCCGGACGAAATCCCGGTGCCGAACGTCACCGCGCCGGCCGCCAGATTGATCAGCGTGCAGGAAAATCCGGCACCGGTATTGCTGAAATTCGCCGTCAGCGTCAGCGGCTGGCTCGCCACCAGAATACGATCATTATGCTGCGTCGAATCCAGCACGGTATTGCCGGTCAGCTCGACCACGCCCAGCTGCACGCTCGGCAATTTGGTCTCCACGTAAGTCCACAGCGCCCCGAAACTCTGCGATGCCAGATCGTTGCCGCCTTGCGCGACCAGCATCTCGTCGCTGTCGGCGACCGGCCCGGCGGCGGCGAGCTGGTCGATCGTCTGCCCGCCGAGAAACTGCCCGTAGGGCATCCAGGCCAGCGCCCCGTTCTGCCACAGCGCGACGTAATCGGACGCACCCACGCTGCTCGCACTAGTCCCCGCCGTCGGCCCCGCAAGCCCGGCGCCAGCGGGACCGGCCGGCCCCGCGGGCCCCACCGGCCCGGCCGGCCCGGCGGCACCCACAGCCCCCGCCGGCCCCGCCACCGAGGTGACGGTCACACTCACCACCCCATTGCCGTCGATGGCGATCCCGGACCCCGCCGAAAACAAACCGCGCAGCGCCGTCACGGGCAGCAAGGCCGGCGCACCGGCCGCGTTGACGACAATATCGTCCGAGAGCGACATCGCACTCTGCACCGGAAACCCCGCATGGTCGCCACCGTCGGCGGCGAGCGCGCCCCCGCCGAGCGTCAGCCCCACACCGACGGCGACATTCTCCGGCCCGCCCTCCCCGGTGCTGATCCGCCCCAGCAGATCGCCGGTCGGCACGGTAATGACCGGCTGCGAACTCGCGGTCAGCTGCGCCACCGTCACCGCATAGAGCGTCCCCGCCTGCGACAGCGGCAGCAGATCCCCCGCCCCCACCGTCGTCACGGGCGGCAATTGCGCGATCGTCGTCATGATTGAGTTGTCCCCGAGGCCAATAGAAAAGCCGCCGTCAGCGCGCTCAGGCGATGGCGACCCAGTTGCCGGCGCCGGTCACCTGGTTCACCCAGAAGGTGCTGCCGGCGCCGCCATTGAGATTGCGAAAGGTCGAGCCGGCCGGCGCGCTCACCACATTCAGCGGCGAGCCGCGCCCGATCAGCTCCGCCGCCCCCGTCGATTCGGTATCGGAGAGGATCCGCACGCTGCCGGTGCCCGCCGGATGCAGCGACAAATTGCCGGACCGCGTGCGCAGCGTCAGGCTGCCATCGCCGTTCGGCGACACGTAATCGCTCTGCGAAAACCGCGCCGCGCGCCAGCCGCCATTATAACCGATCCAGTCGATGGTCGCTCCCGCCGGCACGGTGATCGGCGCGCCCGTCCAATTGCTCTGCGCCGGCGACGCGCCGCTATCGGCGAACACCGTCGCCGCCAGACAATCGACACTCAGCTGCCGCCCGGCGAGCGGCGGCAGCCCAACCTGCGCGGTCGCCGCCGCCCCGCCGCCATCGCCGGTGATCGTCACGGTCGTCCCCGCGCCATAGCCCGAACCGAAACTGCTCATCTGGATACCGATGATCCGCCCACCCGAAATCCAGGCGATCGCCGCGGCCCCCGTGCCCGTCCCCGAAAAGCTCACCGTCGCGGTGGTATAGCCAATGCCGCCATCGACCACGTTGCAATAGGTGATCGTCCCCGCCGCCAATGCCGCCTGCCCGCTCACCATGCTGGTCACCGGCGCACTCGCCTGCGAGATGCTCACCGCATCCGCCAGATCCGGATAGGTCAGCGTATAGACACCGTTCACCAGCGCCGGATTGACCGCCCAGCGCGACGTATAATTGAGCAAATTACCCCGAATGATCGCCGAGCTCGTATAGGCGGACAGCGCCCCGGTCAGATTGGCGCCGGCTTCACCGACGACGATATTATCCTCGATCAAAATATTCTGCGCATTGTCGCGCACCAGAATACCCACCGCATTGCCCGCGTAATTGATCCAGTTGCCAATGATCGAAAGCCCGGTGCAGGCCAGATTGAAATTATCGCCATTGCCGTTCGACTCGACATTCTGCACCGCGATACCGTTACCGGTACAATCCTGAATGAAATTGGCCCGCGCGGTACAATACTGCCCGCCACCGATATTCAGCCCGATCAGCGCGCCGTTGATATAATTATTATCGACCTCGGTATTGATCGCCCCGCCGCAATCGATCCCGAACGCAGAGGCCCCGGTGATCATGTTACCGGTCACCTTGCAGTAGCCGGTATCGCACAGAATACCCGCCCCGCCCTGCGCGATCGAACTATTATTGGTGCAGAGATTGGACGCCACAAGGATATTCCGGCCCGAGATAAAAATGCCGTAGCCCCTGTTACTGAAACAGTTGTTCCCGAGAATGATCGCCGCCAGAATATCCGGATTGGCATTGCCATAGACAAACGGCTGAACATCCACGTTATTGGCAACGAAATTGCCGACCAGGATGCCGACATTATTGTTCCAGCAGGTATTGCCGACAACATGCAACTCACGGATTTTGAGGGTGAATGTCGGATCCTGGCTGTCGATGAATATGCCATCCACGCCGTTATCGTGGCTGCTGCAATTGGTGATGCTCAACGCATCGACGGCGACCGCATAAAACCCATGCACCACATTGCCGGTGAACTCGCAGTGATCGATGCGGTGCTGCGACAAGGTCGGATCGCTCGACAGATACGTCAGGCCGGATCCCGCCCCACTACCCTGCGCGTTGCGAAACAGGCAATTCGTCACCAGTGACTTCGTGCAGCTCGCCTGCACCACCACGCCATAGGTGGTCGTGGTGATGCTGGCATTCGCGTCGAAAATCACGCCATCCAGCACCAGGGACGCGGCCGAAAAGCTCATCCAGGCCGGCACGCCCGAACTTCCGAGCTTCGACTGCGCCGGCCGCTTCAAAATCGACAACCCGGCGACGCCGAGCAACGTGCATGCCGTGCCGCTGACATCGCACTCGCCGGCGATCGCATAGGTCTTCGCACCCAACCGCACCGGCGCGCCGCTCGCGATCGCCGCCAGCAATGCGGCGCTATCATCGGTGATGCCATCGCCCTTGGCGCCGAAATCCTCGATCGACACCGCATTCGCCGCGAGCGCCGCGAGCGTGCGCGCCGTCGTCGCCCCCGTCGCCGTCGCCGTCAACGCGCCGCCGGGAAGCCCCGGCACAGCGCCGAGGCCGGCCAGAAAGTTTGCGTAACTAACACCAACATTTGCGCCGCCCTGCCCGACCGGCACGATATCGCCGGCCGCCGGCGTACTCCCGCCGGCGAGCGACGAGATCACGAAGGGCGCCGCCGCGGCTGAGAGCGTATCGCCGGAGAGCGTCAGATTCGCGCCGATCGTCACCGGCACCGGCGCCGCGGTCCCCGGCCCCACGCCCGCCAGCAGCGTGTTCTGCGGCAGACTCAAAGTGCTCTGCACCCCTGCTAGAAGCTGCGCCCGGGTCGCCGCCAAGGTCTGCCCATTTTGAAAAATCGCCAGCTCGTCGCTGTCTGCAACCGAACTCGCCGGCGGCAATTGGCCAATCGTCGTCATCGTCTGTCCACCTCAGAGCGTTGTCAGCGGCGTGCCGGCCGGATCGGTCAGCGGCTGCCCGCCCTGCGTCGTCAGCGCCGTCGGCGGCGGCGTCACGCTCGCCAATGCGGCGACCGGCAGCGCGATGCTGCGCGCCAGCGTGCGCCCGCCAGCCGTCGCAATGGTCACGGTCACCATATAGGTCGTCTGCGCCTGGCCGCCGCTCAGCCACAGCACCGCGCGCGTCCCATCCGCCGCCGCCGAAACCAGCGCGAGATCGCCCGCCGCATCCGGATTGATCGTCACGCTCAGCGCGCTGATCGTATCACCGGGATTGGCGGTCAGCGCCGGTGCCACGTCGAACACGTAATCGAGCGTATCGCCCGGATCCTTCACCGGCCAGACGAGCGGCATCGCCGGCGGCACCAGCGGCCCGCGTGGCACCGGCACGAATCCCTCGATCTGCAGATAGCGCGCCGTCGAAGGCCGCCATAGATGCGTCACGGATGTCGACATGGCAGCGTCTCCCTCAATATTCGACGATCACGACGCCAGGTCCGCCGGCGCCGCCCGGATAGCCGACCGGGTTCGCCCCGACACTGCAGCCGCCACCACCACCGCCGCCGCCATAGCCTTGCGCCGAGGTGCCGATCTCGGGACCGCTCGAGCCGCGGCCATTGCACGGACCACCGCCATCGCCGCCGCGGCACGCCACGACGATCCCGTCGCCGCCATCGCCGCCGCCGAAATTGAGCTGGCCATTATAGGCGCCGCCGCCGGCGCCGCCGGCATTGGCAAACAACACGGTGGTGCCGCCGATGCCGCCGACGCCGCCATAGCCGAGCATGTAAGACCCGAAGCTCGACGTCCCGCCCGACGTGCCGTTACCGGGGCTGGCAAGTGCGACACCACCCGCCCCCACCGTCACCGCCACGCTTTGGCCCGCGACCAGGCCGGTCACCACGCCTTCCGCCCGCCCGCCCGCACCGCCGCCGCCACTCGGCATGCTGCTATGATAGCCGCCCGCGCCGCCACCGCCGATCACCGTCACGCGCGCCATCGTCACGCCATTCGGCACCACGAACGTGCCGGACTGCGCGAACACCTGCATCGTCGAAAAGCCCGGCCGCAGCGCCGGCAATTTATAGTCCAGAAACGGCGCTCCAGGCACGTAGCCGATACTCGCGGCGGTGATCGCGGTCTGCCCGTAATTGACGGTGACGACATACAGACCCACCCAGCCATTATCCACCGCCGGCGTGGTCTGCGTCCCGGACGCCGCCGCCGCCCCCGGCTTCAACTGCAACTGCACGCGCTGGATACGCTGCGTCGCCTGCGCCGTCCCCGAATTATCCGGCCCCGAATAAGGCTGGCTCGTATTGGCGGCATTCACGTAGGGCAGCACCACCGGGTCGGTATCGCTCTCGCCGAACGCCGCCTCGATCAGATAATTGATCGACTGCCCAGAACTCGGCGGCACGGTCAGCGTAAAACCGGTCGCCTGCAGATTGATCCCGGTCTTGACGATCTGGTCGGTCACATCGGCGGCGAGCGAGCCATAGGCGGTCGCATCCACGCTCGTCAGTTGCGTCAGGCTCCCCGGACCAACCGTCACCGTCAGCGACGCCGGCACCGTCGGCGCGCAGGCCAGGCCATCGACGACGGTGCCGCTCCCTAGCACCGCCGCCGAGAGCGCCGCGATGCCGATCATCGCGTTGCGGTTCGGGTACAGAATATCCGTATCCAGCGGGATGCTCCCGGGATAGACGATGTTGCGATCCATAAACGATCCTCAGTTGGAGATGTTCATCCAGGCGATGCTGGCCGTCGGCGACACGCTCGCCGCGGCGGCGTAGATCTCCGCATCGCCGATCGAGCCCGCCAGCGCCGCCGCATCGACGTAGAACATCGGCGCGACCCCATAGCCACCGGGGCCCAGAGTGTAGCCGCCGGCATGGCTCACCGGCGTGTTGTTCGCGCGGTACGCGGTGACAAAAAACTGATACGGCAAATTCAGGCTGCCATAGCCACCGGCGTTGTTATAGCCGAGATTGATGTTGTAGCCGCCGGTATCGCTGGCATTCAGCGGCTCGAAAACGCGCGGTACGCGCTGCGTCACATTCGTCAGCGCGGCGACCAAGGCGGCGCGCGTGGCACCCGGCGCGATCAGATTGCCCAGCAGCCGCGCGCGAAACGCCGCATCCGCCTCGCCGGCACGCCGCGGCAGCCGGCCATTCAAATAATCGCCGGACGCCATATCCAAAAATATCCCGCTGGCGGAGGCGATCCGTGTCTGCGCCTGCACCTGGCTCAGCAGCAAGTACAGACCAGCCCACGCCGCCGCCAACCCGCCCAGCACCGCATCCAGGATCGGCGTCTCATCGCCGAACCAGCGCACCGGCAGTACCGATTTCAGCCGCGCCAGCATATCCGCCGCATCGCCGGTCATGCTCAGGAGACCGCGACCGTGCCGGCCCGCACCGCGCCGAACATCCCCGGCACCAGATCGGCGGTGCCGCCATTGATCAGCAGGCCGGAAATATTCGTCACCGTGCTCGACGCATCATAGGCGAGCTGCGCCAGCCGCGTGTAGCTGAGCCCCGCCCCCACCGGCAGCGCCGCGACATACGCCTCCCAGGCGGCCGCCACCGCCGCCACCGCCGCCGCGTGCGAGGCCCCCGTCGCGGTCGTCAGGCTCGCCGACAAATCGGCCGCCATCACCACTGGCCCCTGCACCGCAAAGCTGGTCCCGACCGGCCTGACCGCCTCGACCGCCTGCTGCACGGTGCTCAGCAAGCTCGCAGGCGGGCTGCCGGACCCATCATCCACCGTCACCACGAAATGGCCCATCTGCGTGCCACCCGCCTGATTGAGATTTTCACTGATCGTATAACTCAAACCCTGCTGGATCGCGGCGATCCCCGAGCCGATCGCGAGATTCGTCGCGCGCGACAGGCTCGCCAGATAATTCCCGAACCGCGCGCGAAACGCCGCATCGGTCTCGGCGTCGGCACCGCCGGTCAACGCCAACGCGTTCGTCACCGTATCGACGCCGGCGATCGGCGAGGTGATCAAACTGATCGCGCCGGGCTGCACATTGCCGGCCGCCCCGGCCATCGTCGCCACCACCGGCACCGTCAGGCTCGCCACCCCCGCCGCGATCACGTAGCCGCTCTGCACCGCGCTATAGGCGGCATTCGTCGCATCCACGACAATCGTGAACACCTGGCCGTTCCCGGCCGTCGCGACATTGCCACCCGCCGGCACCAGCGCCGCCACGCTCGGTGAAAACCGCGAGACCGTCACCTGCCCGACCGCGGCTACCGCCGGCAACCGGACAAATCCGAAATCCGCGCCGAAACTATCGCAATCAGCACCCGTGCTGGTCGCCAGCCGCGTCGTCGCCAGCACCTGCACGATCAACCATTGCAACCACAGCGCCAGCGACGCGTTCGCCTCCAGGATCGCCCGCAGCACGGACCCAACGGTCAGATCGAGCAATGTCTGCGCCGCCCCCTGCACGGACGCCGCCATCGTCTCGACCAAACTCGCAAAATTCTGCAAGGACAGAGTCATTTCGGCCTACACTGAAATTGTCAGAACAGAGGTCGTCCCGCTGGGACCGTCGGCGTAGCTCACCGACAAGATCACGGTGCCGTCATCGCCGGTCTGCGCGCCGATCACCGGCGCCGGCGTGCGCGCGACCGCCGCCTCCCGCAGCAGCTGCGCCCGCGCGACACCGGCAATCGCCGATGGCGCGCCAGGCTGGCCGACGAATTGCGCCAGCCCCGCCCCGTAATCGAGCTGCCAGATATAATCGCCCGCATTCGTCAACAACCGGCGCAACACGCGCTGCTGGGTGAGGGCCGGACCATCGCTCGTCATGATATCCCCGGACGGCCCGACCGCGAGATCACCTCCGAATGGCAGCGTCAGATCGGCCATCAGACCGTCACCGTCGCGGTCCCCGTGAGCCCGCCCGCCGGCAGCGGATGCGCGTGCTCGTCATGCGCGCTCCGCAAGGCGGCGACCGTCCCGCGCGCGCCCCCCTGATCCGATATGTCGCCGCTGACGACCAGATTGCCGGCGATGTTCACGACCGGCGCCTGCATCGAAATCGTACCGTCATTGTGGAGCTTCACGAAACTCCCGCTCTGATGCACGAGCCACGCCTCGCCCGCCGGCGCGGCCGGCGGCGGGTCCACCAGCGACCACACAACGCCGACGACGACGCCTTGCTCGGAATCTCCCTCCTGCGCGATCACCAGCACCTGCGCGCCCGGCGTCAGGGGTGCCGCAAACCCCCAACCCGCGCCCGCCCACGACGACAATATCGGCAGCCAGCCGCTCAACACATTCTCCGGCTGGATCAGCACGCGCGCCGCGTACGAGGACGGATCAAAACTGGAGACAAGTCCGAAGCGCGCCACGCCGTTCAGCCCATCCAACACGCCGGCCTGCGCCTTCACCATATTCCAGAATTGATCCAACTCGCCCTCCCCGAGGCCGCATCGCCCGTTAGAAAAGCTTTACGAAATCGTTCACCAGCGCCTCGATGCTGGCGAGAATTCCCACCGCCTGCGTCTGCTGCGCGGCCGGCAGGCTCGCCACCGCCGGCGCCGCCGCGCTCACCAGCGAACTGGCCGCGGAGACCGCCAGCCCGGCGGCGCTCTGCCCGCTCGCCGCCCCGCCCTCCACCGTCTGCGCCACGTCGCCGGCCGCATTCAGTCCCAGGGCGATGGCGCCGGCCACCGGATTTCCGGTCGCCGCCGCCGCCACATCGGCAATATCGCTGGCCGTCGCCAGCGCGCTGTTCAACGCCGTCTCGGTATTTCCGGACATATCGGGTCTCCACAAAAAGCGACGAACCGCGCCGCACGGATCAAGGGGCGGCCGTATGGCCTATGACATCGCCGACCAGCGCCTGCGCATCGGCCACGACCGGCGCGATCGTCGCCGGCGTCGCACTCCTCATCGCCGCCCGAAGGTCGGCGATCGAATGCTCGAGTTGATCGACCGTCACGCTGTTATCCGGCTGGATCATCGCCACCAGGCCGACGAGAATTCCCAACAGGTCGGCCATCGGCGGCACCGTCCGGGTGACACCATACTGGATCGCCGCGGTCAGGGCGGTCGCGATCCAGGCCGAAAGCCCGGCTCGATTCGCCGGCGATTTGATAAAATTCCTCAGCATCTGTCACTCCTGTCGAACGCGCATAACGCGAAAAAAACGCGCATATCGCCGGCTACGCCGCCGCCGCGCAGGCGCGCACCGCTTGCCAAAAGCCCCGCCCGGCGGTCACACTGCGGCGCAGCGCCATCACCACGAACACGGTATCGAATAGCGAATTCGTGCCGCTGAGCCGCAGTAACGATCCGGCGGCCAATTGGGTCTCGCCCGGCATGACGCCCGACAGCATCAAGGCCTGCCCGGCCATCGATGCGGTATGCGACGCGGCCAGACTCTGCGCCGCTGCGAGCGAAAGATTTGGTCGTACCAGGCTGGTCGGCGCCCCGCTCCCGACCGATGACTGGTAGGCCGCCTTGTTGCGCGAATTCCACGA